TTTAATACAAAAAGATCCTGTGCTACCTGCAGAGGATAAAGAAAAAGCTCTTAAACTTTTAGAGCAAGATATGACAGAGATGAAAGAAACAACTAAACGTTGGGAGAGCGATATGAAAAGCGATTCATGGCTTTCTAAAAACACTCGCCCGATGTGTTTAATATTCTTATCTATAATGACCGTAGCTTTTATATGGGTTGATAGTCATCATGAAATATCTTTTACAGTAGAACAAGAATGGATAGGTTTACTAAAAACTTTAGTGACCACAGTTTACGTAGCCTATTTTGGGTCACGTGGAGTTGAAAAATATAAAACAATAAGTAATAAATAAAAATTAAACAATGGGATATTTTAGTAGAGCATTACCTATCACGGCAACTGATACAATAAACATGCTGCCAGCTTGGGAATTCATGAATCAAACCGGTACATTAGGAACAAATCTTGAAGGTTCTCTTATACAAGTAGGAACAGCTGGAAACGTAAACGTAATACCTCATGGTAAAAAAGGTTTATTTTCAACTGTAACAACTTTAACTCTTTTATCAGGTGGTAGTGGCTATGATGCTGGTACCGCTGTTGCTACTACTTTTTCAAGTATAGTACCTGTTTCAATTGGAAACAAACCTGCTGCTGGTTTAACGGTTACTGTAACTGTAGATCTACCAACAGCAACATTAAGTGCTGCTGGTACGGGTTATTCAGCAGGTGCTATAGATAGTGTAACTGGAGGAACAGGAACAGGTATAGAAGGAACAGTAACTGTAAACGCTGGCGTTGTAACTGCATTTACTTTTACAGATGGAGGAACTGGATATACTGTAGGGGATATTATAACTTTAGAGCAAGCTGCTTCAGGTGGTAACGCGACTATTACATTAACAAGTGCGCCTAATGGAGCTGTAACTACTGGAACGATAGTTGCTGGTGGTGAAGGATATTCTATTGGAGACGTAATAACAATAGCGCAAGCAGCTAGCGGTTTAAATGCTACATTTAGAGTAGATTCTATTAGAGGACTAGCACCAGTAGTTGGTGATGGTGTTTTATTCACAGGATTACAAGCTGGAGATGTACTTCCAATATACGTAGATTACGTGTTAGCTACCACTACTACTGCTGGAGCTTTAGTAGCAGGAAGAGAATCATCAATAGGGTAAATCACTATAAAACAAGTAACTATATAAATAAGTAAAACAATTAAATTAAATTAAATTAAATTATGAAAAAAGCAGAAGAAAAAATCAAAGCAATGATCAGTGAAAAACAATTAAAAACTGTTAACGATCAACAAAGTAGGTTAAGTGGTTTCTTAAGATCTATTGGTGTTTTAGATGTACAAAAACAAAACGTGCATAGTGAAATAAAAAAAGTATCTGAAGAAATTGAAGCTACTAAAAAAGAACTAGAAGACGAATATGGTCAAGTAAACATTGATCTTAAAGATGGAAGTTATACTGAAATCGAAAAAGAAAATGCAGAATAATATAAGAAAGATTAGTATTGGATCTGATTATAAAAATGAAGCTATGCATTATGCTATTGGACAACAAGTCTACGGCGGTCATGAAATAGCTTACATTTTGCATGAAGAGTCTGACAGTTCTTATAATATTTACATAAAGAAAAACAATGAGGTATTGCCATGGAAGAAATTTAACTCTAACATGGCTATATCCGTTGAGTATGATTTAGAATATTAATGAAAAGTATATACGACTTTATTATACAACCTTTAGGGAATAAGTATAGTAATACAGTTAAAATGGGAGGTAAAGACATTGTTGTCAATACTAAAATAGAAAACTGGAAGTTTGTAAATAGATTAGCTATAGTGATAGAAACTCCTTTAGCTTTTAATTCTAAAGTAAAAATAGGTGATATAATAGTTATACATCAAAATGTCTTTAGAACTTTTTATGATATGAAAGGACAAAAGAAAAAGAGTAGATCTTACTTTAAAGATAATCTTTATTTTTGTGCTATTGATCAAATTTATTTATATAAAAACAAAGACGGTTGGAATAGTTTTGGTGATAGATGTTTTATCAAACCTTTAAAAAACAATAACAATCTAACACTAGATAAAGAAAAAAAGCTTATTGGTATACTAAAGTATGGTAATAGTTCATTAGAAGCACTTAAGATTAACCAAGGAGATCTAGTAGGTTATACACCTAACGGTGAATGGGAATTTTTAGTTGAAAATGAACGTTTATATTGTATGAAATCAAATGATATTGTTATAAAATATGAGAACGAAGGAAACGAAGTTGAATATAATCCAAGCTGGGCACATAGCAGTTGAGGAATTAATTAAGGTTGCTAAAGAACCTATTGTAGATTCAGATGAAGATATATCAGCTGATAGATTAAAAAATGCTGCAGCCACTAAAAAATTAGCTATATTTGATGCGTTTGAAATATTAAGCAGAATCAAAGAAGAGCAAGACATGTTAGATGAAAAACCTAAAGAAATCAAACAAGATATAACTTTTGGAGGTTTCGCAGAAAGAAGATCTAAGTAATGTACGAACAAACGCTATACAAAGTATTATCTAACCATGTAAAACCTAAAGTTCTTAAACGAATGAATAGGTATAACAAATGGGAGTATGGATATAACGAAGAACATGACATGGTTGTTATATCTAAGACTGGGCAAATTGGAGAGATTTATGAAATACAAAATCTTAAAATAGCCTTGCCATTAGCAAAAAATGTACATAAGTTTGAAGAAGATAAATGGACTAGGTTTGATTATGCTAAAGAGTTAAAAAGAATAAAAACAGTATTTGACTGGAGAGAATATTCGGACGACTTTAAAGAAAAATACTACGACTATATTGATAATGAGTTTATTCGTCGCGAAGAAGGTTTTTGGTACGTTAATAAAGGTATTCCTATTTACATTACCGGTACTCATTACATGTATTTACAATGGTCAAAGATTGATGTAGGTCAACCAGATTTTAGAGAATCAAATAGATTATTCTTTATATTTTGGGAAGCTTGTAGAGCAGATTACAGGTGTTATGGTATGTCATACCTTAAAAACAGACGTTCAGGATTTTCTTTTATGGCTTCTGGTGAATGTGTTAACATGGCTACAATATCAACCGATGCTAGATTTGGTATATTATCTAAGTCTGGTGCCGATGCAAAGAAAATGTTTACTGACAAAGTTGTACCAATATCTGTTAACTATCCTTTCTTTTTTAAACCAATACAGGACGGTATGGATCGACCTAAAACAGAATTAGCATACAGAGTACCAGCTAGTAAGTTTACTAGAAGAAGTATTGTTTCAACTGAAAAAAACGAAGATCTTACTGGACTTGATACAACTATTGATTGGAAGAACACTGGGGACAATGCTTATGATGGAGAGAAGCTTAAACTATTAGTCCATGATGAGTCAGGCAAATGGGAACGTCCCAACAACATTCAAAACAATTGGAGGGTTACAAAAACCACTCTCAGGTTAGGATCAAGAATTATTGGAAAGTGTATGATGGGATCAACGTCAAACGCTTTAGACAAAGGAGGTAGAAATTTTAAAAAATTATATGATGACTCAGATATTAACAAAAGAAACGCAAATGGACAAACTCGTTCAGGACTCTATTCTTTGTTCATACCTATGGAATGGAATTACGAAGGATACATTGATTCTTATGGCTATCCTGTCTTCGAAACCCCATCAAAACAAGTGTGTGGACCTGATGGAACGCCAATCAAAATTGGGGTTATTGAATACTGGAACAATGAAGTAGAGGGTCTTAAAGATGATCAAGATGGTTTAAACGAATTTTATAGACAGTTTCCACGTACTACTAAACATGCTTTTAGAGATGAATCAAAACAATCTTTATTTAATCTAACTAAGATTTATCAACAAATAGATTTTAATGAGGATTTAAAAAATTCACTCTCTGTAACACAAGGAAATTTTCAATGGGAAAATGGAGAAAAAGACACAAGAGTAATATTTGCACCAAGCAAACAAGGTAGGTTCTATATAACATGGGTACCACCATTACAATTACAAAATAAAAGGTATTTAAAAAATGGAGTTAGTTATCCAGGAAATGAGCACTGTGGTGCTTTTGGATGTGATCCATATGATATATCAGGCACGGTAGACAAAAGAGGTTCTAATGGATCTTTGCACGGTTTAACTAAATTTAGCATGGAAGAAGTTCCACCTAATCATTTCTTTTTAGAATATATAGCTAGACCACAAACAGCAGAAATATTT